ATCTCAATTTTTTTGACCATAAGAAAGGATTTAGTAATCTTACAAGACTGTTAACTTTAGGAATTGAGGGTTTGGAGAATGCTAAGAACCTGTGGTGCTGGCCTCGTTGGCGACGATCGAGATGCTGTCAATGATGCCGCCATCATTAGACGAGCAGTCCACCAGCAGCACGCAACCACCACCGTTGACAGTGTTGAAGTTGGTCGCCGTGTTGAGGCAGGCCGCGCCGCCAATCGTTGCGAATGAATGCAACGGCCGGTCGACCAGCAGTGGCATCTTATTGCTGGACGTCGTTGCCACTTACGGCCTCTCTAGTCTTCTCAGATTGTATCCAGAAACGAACTGCGGCGTTCCAAACGCAAGACGCTTCAGTTCATTGGTTCATTGCGACGAGGGCCGCCGCCTACTCCAAACCGAGTACCCCGCGCCTTACGCGGGCCCTGAATCGGACCATCGCCCGGAGCACTGCCCCAGCCGATATGGCTTTGCACCTCCGCATCGTCCGTCGCACCGCCCCCTTCAGCGAAGGCGCCCCACTGATCAGGCCGCGTGAATTGCGGCCCCTCCGCGGATGCATAGCGCTCACCATCGCCATAGGGATTACGGCTATGAACGACATTGCCCTCTGAGATAAACGACTTTGCGTTCTGCGGATTGTTCGGCACCGTACCGCGAGCGTCCGCAAAGAACTGCTTGGCTTCTTTGTGGCCCTCCTTGTTGAGGTACCACTCGTTAAAGCGTGTACTGCGCTTAGGTCCTTGCCGATGTTTCCGATCGGCGAGACCTTCTCCCCCCTCGACGGGTTTCTTATCGCTTTTCATTGTTTAGAACATCAAAAGAGGGACTTGCCGTCGTAACCCGCCAGCTCTAACTTCTTCGCGGCAACAAGCTTGTTCCAGTCCATCCATTCGGGTGTCTCAGTGGTATCTGGCAGGTTGTATTTGCCAAAATCCATGCCGCCCGCATTTGCGCTCAAGACCCCTGGCCATGATGCCGCAGAGCTCTCAGGCTGCATGTTGAATGCACGCTCGCCCGCGCCGGTGCTTTTCTTCTGAGGCACGATCGCCTGCAGTTCGCGCATCATGCCGCGGTTAAGGCCTGCGACAGCGCCCGCCTCATTGCCGATCGTGACGCCAGGAGCGACAGGCGCGCCGTCGTAAAGCGCGTACTTGGCGTTCATCAACGCCTGCTCGCCCACCGTCGGCTTCGCCTGATCAATCGTTGGTGCCGAGGGTTCACCGGCGCCCATGGTTGGCTGACCAGCTGGGAACTTCTTCATGTACTCGCGCAGGGCCAGGCCCTTGTTCGCCCGTGCCCACTCAGCCATGGCGCCGGTGTAACCCATGCCCTGGATGATCTCGTCGATCGAGCCTTCGCCAAGGGCCTGTTGTGCGGCGTAATAGCCAGCCAGGTTGTCGCCCTTGTATTTGTCCTGCAGGGCGAGATCTTTCATCGCCTTACCCTGCTCGGTATCCCAGTACTCCTTGGAGGCGTACTGCTGCATCATGCGGCGCGCCTCGGATTCGCGTGCCGTACCTGCGGGTGTGACATGCGTTGTCCAGCTGGAGCCAGCCGAAGCCAGTGTTTCGTCTGGAGCGTTGCGGCCGTTCGGCCATTTCGATGGGTCGACCTTGCTGCCAACCTGATTCCCGTTCGGGCCCTTTAAGTCAGGATGCAGGAAGGGTGAGCCGGCGGGATTGCGAAGCCGGTCAAGCTCTTGCTGTTTTGCCGCTTTCGCTTTTGCCTTATTGGCCATGATGCGATCGCTTGCAGCCCCAACGCCTGGTATCCAGCCCAGCGCATTCTTGGTTACCTGGTAACTCCAAATATCGTTGTTGAGCTTGTCTCGGTCATTCCTGACGTCGAGCAACTTTTTCGCTCGTGACTCCTGCTGCTGCCGAGCCTGGAATGCGGCATTCGCCGCAGCAAAGCTTGGCCAATTCTTTCCCTGGTCGTCGGTGTATGTACCGTTGGGATTGCGATAGCCCATTGTCTACCTCCAGCTGATTGAGCCTGTTGCCTGGGCGATGCGCGTGCCCACGGCGGTGTCTGCTGGCCCCGGGATGGCCATGATGAATTCAGCGCCGGCACGCTCAAAGGCGTAACGGCGAACCTCGTCGCGGCGATAGTTCGCCACATACAAGGTCTCAGCCAGTCGATCTACCTCCCGCAGGTAGACCTCCCGGTAGTCGCGATCAGCCTTCAGCGGATCAGACGAATAGATCGCACGATCCGTATCGCCTGTGATTCGCTCGATCCGACTGGGCTGAGGCTGATCTTCAACGCGGAAGATCTGCGAGACCTTGTACGCCTTATCGCAGCGATCAAGGTGCTCGAGCACCCGTGCGTAGAAGTAGCTATCAGGCACCCGCGCCATAGCCTCCTCCAATCTGGCGACATCGCCAGCGGGGAGGTTGGCACCTACGTTGTAGCCCAGGTGAAACCTGCAGCGACTTTTGTCGTAGTTGTTAAGTTCCAGGGAACCTCAACGCGACCTGGGCCTCATTCTAAGAAGCTCAGCCGATGTAGATCAGATCTTCTGCAATCACCTCGTCCCAATCCACGCGACCGATCTTGCGCAGTTGCTCGAGATTCTTGAATCGCTCGCCGGGCAGAGACAGGCGCAGCTCGACAATCTTCTTGGCGGTTGCGTAGCCAATACCCTTGACGTGCTTGGCGATGCCTTCGGCAGTGGCCACGTTGAGGTTCAAACGGGTATCCGCAGGAATCGCGGATTCGGGCAGCTTGTCCTCATCCTCCTTGGGTTCTGCACTTTGGGGCTCGATCGACACGCCAGTGCGACCCTTGCCGGGTTCGTACGAGACAAGATCAGCCAGGGCCACATAGCTCACAGAGCCAGTGCTGTTCTTGACCATCGCCCACTCCTTGTCGTGGTGGCCGATGAATTCAACGATCTGACCGTTCTTAGTGTTCTGGTACAGCGCCATAAGACACAAAAAAGAGGGCGCCTGACTTTGCAGACGCCCTCATTGTAGGGATAAACAACCGATCAGGACTCTGTGATGAACGGCAGGTAAGTGCTGTTCACGTCGGGCACCACATCTTCGATGTAGTAGCAGACTTCAACCACGATCGGAGTACCGCCAGTGGCGGTGGAGGTCAGGGTGGAGCCAGCGGCGGTGCCGGTGCTGTCGGTGACGAACACCTTCAGAGTCTCGGCGCCGGTCAGAGCCACGGGAGTGATCAGACCTTTGCTGTTAGCGACGGGAGCCACGGTGCCACCGGAGACAGCCACAGCCGAAGAGGTCGTGGAGACTGCGGTAGCGGTGATGGTGTCGTCGTTCGCCAGGGCGTCGGCCACCTTCAGGCGGTTGGTGTTGGTACCAACTAGGCCAGAGAAGGCGGTGCCCACGCCACGGTCCTTGCGCAGATCGGGCACGCGGATGCCAACGCGGTAGATGTTGGCGCCAGCGGGCACGGTCAGACCGGTGATGTTCGGACGAGGCTTGTCGTCCTGACGCAGGTCGGGGCTAGGGATGGTGATATCGAAGCTGGTACCACCAGTTGCACCCACCAGTGCGTAGCCGATCACCTGGTAGTAGGTGCGGCCGGGGAGAGCTACAACAGGCTGACCCTGGTAGCTGCTCAGTTCGGTAACCCAGTTACCGGGGTAGATCTTCTTCGCCATTGTTCGTTACCTCCTATCAGTACACGAAGCTGTAGGCGACGGTGATGAAGTCCTTGTTCAGGATCTCAAAACCGGCGAAGAGCGACCAGATCATGATAATGAAACGACTGAAATCGTCGTTGTTATTCAACAGGATCTGAGCGTTATTACCACCGATACCCACGCCCACGGCTTGAGGGCCGAAGAACAGCATGGGGGCGGCAGTGGTCACAGCAGAGGTGATCGACGCATCAGCGATGGTCACCTGCAGAGACTTCTCGGGGAGGTTGGTCGACTCGAACCAGCGGACACCCTCAAAGAGGAAGCCGGTAGGCATCACGGGCTGACCAGCCACGAAGCCTGCCTGGCCGTAAGCGGGACCCATGCCATAGAAGAAGTTGGCGTTGGGAGCCTGCTCGGGCTGCAGGGGGTTGACCATACCGTTACCCGCGTAACGAGCGATCTCACGGAACGCGTCGTTCTGGCGCAGGTGCATCATTGCGGTGGGATCCGCGATGCAACGGTAGTAGCCATCGGCGAAGGTCGGGACATTGCGCTTGCGCATGTCCTTGACCACAGCCAGGAGGTCGGTCTTGACGTCGAACTTCGCAGACTGACCGGCGCTGTAGCTCAGATAAGGAGCAGCAGAACCTTTGGTCTTGTTCAGGGGGTAGTAGTAACCACCCTGGGTGCTGTCGGCCTTGCCATTGGCTTCGGCTTTGAACAGCTCGTCAGCAAACACGCGGTCTCGCCAGCGCCTATCACTACTGCCCCGGAGGGCTGCGAGGCTCTTTATCCTCGCACTTGCTCTTTGTCATCGAGCAAGGTCAGACTATATCTTCACCATCCTTGAACATCTGAAGACCCCCTTGAACGCGTTGTCGCGCGAAGCGCTTGAGCTGAGCGCTTACGCCTGGAACGCAAGTACAGGGTCTTCTTCAGTTGACAAGGTGCAGGTGCGGGGCACTCGTGGGTCCTTTACCGAGTTTCCTCTCGGGACCTAGTCGTTGAACCTGCCGGCTTGTTGGCCGGATTGGCTGCTGATTACCCATGCAGCGACAGGATTTTTAAGCTTTCACGATTGCCCTTCCGGGCTGCGTTGTAGCTCCTGAGCTTTTTCCGACCGCTGGCTTGGTCGGGAAGGGCTTCCAGCAATTCACCCCGTGTTGCCCTAGACGTTTCCGACTAGGCGACCACAAGCCTTTGGGCCGAGTCATCCAGCAATGTCAGGCTTCCAATCGACTGATGGAAGACGTTCAGGTTGCCGGTATCCAGCAGCAGGCGCTGGGCGGTCAGCAGGGTCTCACGAGCCACCTTGAAGGTGGACGGAGCGGTGGGATCAAGGGGATCAGCGGGACCGGTGTACTCCTTGAGCGTCACCAGGACCTTGTCCTTGACGATATTGCGGCTAGATGCAGTGCCCAGCGTTTGATCGGCAGTGCGCTCGCGGGAATCCTTGTTGCCAGGATTGCCCCAGAAGCGGTAACGATCGAGCTGAACAGTCTGGCCCGGCTGCTTGGCGAAGTCATGCACGACGACGGGTTCAACCGCCATCTCGATGATGTAGCCAGGGTGGGGCCGATAAAGCTCTGCGCCTAGCAGCTTGGGAAAGTCATTATCGATCCACATGGGTCGACAGGCTCCTCAGCTGGTAGAAGAAACAGCACGCAGAACGCGCGCTTGCTCTTACTATAAAGTCGATTTGTAGGGTGAAAAAATTTGGACGCGGCGGATGTCCGAGGCCTCCTGGGCCTACTCCTCCCTGACGGCAGCCTTGTCCCATATCGCAGTCCAGCAGGGGGTTACATCCAGCTGACGCTGACTGCTGGGGTTTCTGAGTCCGCATTTCTCGAGGACAAGGTCGCCGAATTTCGGCAATTCATCTCGACTTCGGCCGAAATTATTCCCTACAAGACGCGCCCCCGCGCCAACGGCAAGACGACCGAGGTGCTGCGCTTTCGGGTCTCGACCAACAAGCTGCGCCCTGTTTACAACCTTCTCTACCCGGGCGGCGAACGGCAAATCACTCAGAACGCTCTGGATCTCCTGGGCGCCAAGGCTGCCGCGTGGTGCTGGGCCGAAGGAGCTCGGCTGAACCGTGATGGATCTTCGTGCCTAGCCCGCGTCGGTAACTCCGTCGATGAAGGACACATGGTGTCGTCGTGGATTGAAGTCCTCACCGGCGCACGCTCCGAGATCGAGGGAGAACTGATCAAGCCAAGGCTTCGTTTTGATGCCGAACAGACCCGCAAGATCCGGGAGTCCTTGGCTCCCTACGCACCGCCCAGTCGTCAACACCTTTTCACCGGAGAGCAGTGGGATGTCCACTCAATTCGTAGCGCGCGTACTGAGCTACAGCATCGGCAAGGGGAAAATTGCTCTCAAGGGGAGCCGCAAGAGGCCCTGGCTGGAACTCAAGCGACCCGAGACTGAGCGCGCGTATCTCGGTTCCCAGGTCTACCAGCTACGCAAACTCCATCCCGGGGAGCTCGAGATCTTCTGGGACCGAGTGCCAACCGAGGGTTTCTACGACCTCGATCGAGCCAGGATTCAAAGCGATGAACTCTGGCGCGCCTACGAGCTCCTCTACCCCCGCGACAAATTCACGCTGTCACCGACCGTGCTCGAGCTCGCGGGGCTGCAGGGCGCCTGCGCGCTCTGGCTTGATCACGGCTCCTGGTATGGCCGAGCAGGGGAGATCACAGGGGGCTACAGCCC